TGAATTAAGTCAGGGGCATTATGATTGGTTCTTTGAAGAATTTGAATCATTCACTAAACGACAAGAATTAGAAAGAGCAATACTAAAGAGTGCAGACTTACTTGAGAAAGGTGATTTTGGTCCTGTTGAAAAACTAATTAAAGATGCAGTACAAATCAGTTTACAGAAAGATATGGGTACAGATTACTTTGCTGATCCAGCTGGTAGAATTAACAAATATTTTAATAGTGGTGGACAGGTTAGTACAGGCTGGCCACAAATGGATAAGATATTGTATGGTGGTATGAGTCGTGGAGAATTGAATATCTTTGCAGGCGGCTCAGGTTCAGGTAAGTCATTGGTGATGATGAATATAGCATTAAATTGGTTACAAGCAGGAATGAGTGGAGTATATGTTACATTAGAATTGAGTGAAGAATTAACTAGTTTACGTACAGATGCAATGTTAACTAATATGGGCACTAGAGATATTCGTAAAGATATCGGATCAACTGAACTTAAAGTTAAGATGGTTGGTAAAAAAGCAGGACAATATCGTGTTAAAGCATTACCAGCACAAAGCAATGTAAATGACATTCGTGCTTATTTAAAAGAAGTACAGATTCAAACAGGTATTAATATTGACTTTGTAATGGTTGACTATTTGGATCTAGTAATGCCAGTATCTGTTAAAGTTAACCCTAATGACCAGTTTATTAAAGACAAATATGTTGCTGAAGAATTGCGTAATTTATCAAAAGAGATGGGTATACTAATGGTTACTGCAAGTCAATTAAATCGTAGTGCTGTAGATGAAATTGAATTTGACCACAGTCATATTGCAGGTGGTATCAGTAAGATTAATACAGCAGATAATGTGTTTGGTATCTTTACAAGTCGTAGTATGCGAGAGCGTGGTAAGTATCAGATTCAATGTATGAAAAGTCGTAGTTCAACTGGTGTAGGTATGAAAATTGACCTGGAATACAATATTGAAACTATGCGTATTAGTGACAATGGTGGTGACGGGGAAGATAGTTATAAACCTCAACCTAGTGCTAATCAGATTATGAGTTATTTGAAGCCTCAAAGTACATTAACATCAACAGAACCTATCATTGACCAAGCTACAGGGGAGATTTTAGAGCCTGAAAACAAGAAAATTATAGTAGATGTTCAGGGATCTAAATTGAAGAATTTGCTGAATAGTTTAAAGAAATAAAACCGTAAAATAGATAAATACTATTAGGAAACTATTATGCAAAAACAAACTCGCAGCCTTCTGCAGGAATTGGAAGCAATTGGAAATAACCGTGATACAAGTCATGTTATTGAAAGTAGAGCCCACAATATCATTACCAGTGCAATTAATCTGTTAGAAATGATTAATAGGAATTATCCTAAAGAACAAGCAGAGATATTAGAGAGAAAATTACTTGGTGCGATTAAATCCCGTGACCAAGGTAAATTCTCTAAATCAATAAAGAAGAACAGCGACAAAGAGCAGTTATGAATTTATCGGAAGCATTAGCATTACTTAAATCTAAAATTGACAAACTATCTATAAATGAAGATAAAGGTCATTTAGACCATCCAGAAGATTTAATATTTTTAGGTGGAAGTGATGGTGCTAATCGTGCCATTCAAGCTACTATTGCAACAGTTAAAAATCCGGCAACAGTTACAATCAAATGGGACGGATATCCTGCATTGATATTTGGACGTAACAGTTCAGGTAAGTTTAGTATTATGGACAAACATATGTTCAATAAGAAAGATGGTACAGGACGGCAAGTATTCAGCCCGGAACAGTTTGTACAATATGACCAGGCACGTGGAGTAGAACGTGCTAGTTTATGGCCTATTATTAATGAAATATGGCCAGGCTTAGAAAAAGCTAGCAAAGGTGCTAAGGGTTATTACTGGGGTGATTTATTATTTCATCAACCATTAAAAGACCAAAATGGTAGTTATGTTTTCAAAGCTAATCCTAACGGTATTACTTATAAAGTAGAAGCAAATAGTCCAATTGGAAAATTGATGAGTGGGAAACGTGCTGGAATTGCAGTACATCAGTATATTGATCCTAATGCTATGACTACAGATGAAGCAGTTACATTGAATGGGAATATAGGACAACTGAAGAATAATAGTGATGTTGCAATTGTTCCTAGTGCTATGCCAACAGCTCCTAAGCTTAAGATAGATAACACTTTATTAAAGAATGCACAGAATGCAATTAAGAAATACGGTCCTGCAGTGGATCAATTAATGAATACTGCTCCGCAAGCACGTAACACATTTAATCAATTGTTTACTGTATATATTAACAAGAAGATTGTTGCAGGTGATTTAAACAATTTACTTGCAGGGTTTATGGATTTTGTACAGAATAGACCAATGACTGATAAAATGAAGGCAAAGATAGTTGAGCATTTACAGGCTAATGAAGCTGGCTTAGTTGGTGCTTTCACTGTATGGATTGAGATGTACAAACTAAAAATGTCAGTAGTTAATCAATTGAATAAAGCCGCAGAAGTTAGTCCTGTTAAAGGATATTTACAAGACGGAACCGAAACACATGAGGGTTTTGTATCAAACGGCTTAAAATTTGTAGATAGAATGGGCTTTAGTCGCCAAAATCTCGCCGGAAGATAAGCCAAATCCTGGATTTTTTTGTGCCAGGCATAAATAAGAGTAGAGCTATATGCTCACAAACTTAAAGGAATTTTAAAATGGCACAATTTACACGCACAAATGGCGACTTCTTACCGTTAATTAACTATGATTCATTCTCATACACAAACAGCGGTGTTAACGCAATCACTTCGGCAGCTACAGTACAACCAGCTGGTCCTAAACTAGCTTTCGGTACAATCACATTCACTGGTGCAGCTACACCAAGTGGTGATGACTTACAAAAGACTTTCCAAATCATTGAGCAAAAAGCTACAATTATGATGTACGAATTCACTGAAGTTGGTTCTGGTTCTGACACATTAGCAGTTGCTATCTATCCAGTTGCAGCCTGGGACTTCACAAACGGTGGCGATCTTGACGTTGCATTGACAGCGGCTACAGGTCTAAACTATGCTGTTACTACAGCGGCTTCAGCTACATTCACAAACTAATCTAATTAGTTTTTGATATAAAGGCCCAAGAATTTCTTGGGCTTTTTTACCTCTATTAAATAGTAGTATGAGTTACACTATTACTTGCTATACGCTATTTGATATTACTCCAACAGGAGTAGTCAATAGGCATCGTCCTGTAGAAGATGAAGAAATAGCACCTTGGTTGCACAAGAGAAATACACAATGTAATTTTGATACTGTATTACAAGCTATATCATTACGTAGTCAACCTGAATTGTCAAGGATGCCAGAAAAAACACAAATTCGGTTTGATGAATTTACAGACTTTGGATTTTTATTTGTACAACAAGAAGATGAATTATACAATTGCTGGTCATTTGATTTTGAGATACAACATGCTAGCGTGTTTTATGACGGCACCAATGAATTAGGGGCATTGTATAGTGATTGTGATACAGTACCAATGATTAAAACTGATACAGTTTGGGATAAATTACCATCATTTTTAGACACCAGTGCAGAGTTACGTAATATATATTTTAAGGTATCAAGATATGAGTAAACGTAATTATCCAGAAAAGCAGTTAGAAAAACTGATGAAAACTGAGTTTGTAGGACAATTAGAAGATGTTATCATTTTTCAAAATCCTGACAACAGTTATGAATTATTCAATATGTATCATATCAATAAGAATGTAAATAATGAATATATAGTACAAATGAGTACCACTTATACTGTTCATAATTTTAATACCCTTAAACACGCTGTGGCTTGGTGTACATATGACAAAAGAAATATGTTATATCAGTCCAACAGAATACTTAAATTAGACAATTTATTAGCCGGATTAGAAGTAGATATATCATTACATACAAAAATGTTCAAAAATTCTAAAACTACTGATGATAGGTTAATATTTTTATCCAAATTAAGTGAAGATAAACTGAAAAAGAGACGGATTACGGATGAATTATATACATATATTAATGATTCTAAGAAATGGCAAACTAAAAGATTTAACACAAAACCCTAACAATAAAACAAAAAAGATAAATACTTTATCTTAGTCTTGGAATATACTTATGAAACTAACTGAATTTGACAACAAAAAAATATCAACTGCTAAACAAGCGTTGAATGAACACTATTCTCTTCCGTTCAATACAAAGAGAATGACCGTTACGGAAACTAAGTCTATGCTTAGTAAAGTTCGTGGATTGATTAATGAAACTAAATCATCTACTGAATTTTATCAAAGCCAAACTAGTCCATCGTACATGAAACTAGTGTTTATGGAACAAGCATTAGCTGACCATTTTAGCTATTTACAGTCATTACCTAGAACTCGCATCGTTGTAGAAAACGAAGAAGTTGAGAAGTCACAGGTTGTTCTTGCAGCCCAAGACATGGTAGACCAGGTACAGAAAATGGTTGAAGAAGTATCTGATATGTTGGTAAAAGAATTACCAGCATTAACATCAGGTGTTCAGAGCGAGATTGGTGTAAATGAAAGTGAAACTTTCAGCCAACAAGTTACTGAAGCATTAACTGCATTACAAGCCGCATTGACACAAAGCAAAGGTACATTGCAATCTGCATTAAACGGTATTACTGGTCAAGGTGGCGAAATGGCCGCTGATAATGCATTTGGTGATGAGGCTCCTGACATGTCTGCCGATATGGATATGTCTGCCGATTTAGCCGGTGACGGAGAAGAAGATTTCAGTGTTGATGATGACATTTCTGTTGAAGAACCGGAAGAAGAAGTACCTGTAGCAGGTGCTGGTCGCATAAAGAGATAATGCGTCTATTTGAACTATCCAATCCAAACCCACTATTAGTACGATTAGTTGCTGTCACAAGCCAGTTAGCTAGCGATATTGATAGTGGTGTTGAACATTCTGATTGGACAGTTGAAGAATTATTACAATTCTACAAAGATAATGATATCATATTAGCCAAAGATGATTTGTATGATATGATTAAAAAACCACCATTGAAGAATAAAATCTCAAACATTCAAGGTGATAAGGTTATATTCAAAGGTCAAGAAACTCCAATTGAACCTGAAGAAGAAGATAGCAAAAAAGTTGTCAAGCAAATGGCACAAAAAGCAATGAAGTAAGATGATTACAATCACTGAAAAAGCTTCAAACAAAATAAAACAAATAATAACAAAACGTGGCCGAGGTCTAGGAATACGAATAGGTGTTAAGACTACCGGATGTAGTGGTTTGGCATATGTTTTGGAATATGTTGATGAATACAAATACGATGAATCTATCATTAATTACGCCCAAGATAGTTTTATTGTACTAGTAGATAAAAAACATGATGTATACTTAAAGAACATGATTGTAGATTATGTGCGTAATGGGTTAAATGAAGGTTTTGAGTTTGGCAACCCGAACGAGCGTGATAGATGCGGGTGCGGAGAGAGTTTTAGAGTTTAACCTAAACTCTTGCATTACATTATAAAATATACTATAATAATCTAATGTACATTCCAAACAAATATAACTATGTTCCCTTACTCAGGGAAACAATAAACGGCTCACGTAAATATGCTACGCCTGATGGTGAGAAACTTCCTAGTGTCACTACAATACTAGATGCTACCAAAAGTGAAGAATCTAAACAAGCATTACAAAATTGGCGCAAGCGAGTTGGTGTTCAGAAAGCACAAGAAATCACAACAGAAGCCGCAGGTCGTGGTACACGAATGCACAAGTGGTTGGAAGATTACATTAAAACAGGAGTACTCAATGAGCCCGGAAGCAATCCGTATAGCTTGCAAAGCCATAAAATGGCCCAATCAATCATTAATCAAGGTCTTGTTAAATGCAGTGAATGGTGGGGTACAGAAGTTCCTCTCTATTATCCAAAAGTTTATGCAGGGACGACAGACCTAGCAGGTGTACATGATGGCAATGAAGCTATTATGGATCACAAACAAACAAACAAACCTAAAAAACGTGAGTGGATTGACGATTATTTTGTTCAGTTAGCAGCCTATGCTAATGCTCATAATGAAGTTCATGGCACAAAGATTCGTAAAGGTGTCATTTTTATGTGTTCTGCTGATAATCTATATCAGGAATTCATATTAGAAGGATCTGATTTTGACAAGTATTCAGATATCTGGTTCAAGCGTGTAGAGAAATATTATGAACAGTTCTTGTAACAAATAATGATAAATAAGTATAAATCTTCTAAAGAATTATACTTATGGCCATTATACAGATATCTAAAATCCAGCAACGTTCAGGTAACCTTGTAGACCTACCACAATTATCAGAAGCACAATTGGGTTGGGCCAATGATGCTAAACGTCTTTTTATTGGTGGCACCGGTAATGCTAATACTTACAATGAAAATATTGAAGTATTAACATCGTATTCTGATATTACTTTTAGCCAAATTAACGGTAGTGAGGGCAATCTAAATATTTCTAATGCCCAAACTGGTCAAATTTTAACTTACGTAGCCAGTACAAATACTTGGGATAATGCAGGTGGTAACGCATTACAACCCGGCAATTCCGCATTATATACCGGTGGTAATATTCATTTAGGTGATGTAGCTACTCTTAAGATTGGCGGGGGTGCTATTGGATATGTGTTAGAAACTGATGGCGTGGGTAATCTAACATGGACACCCAAATCAACAATTACAGCATATATTAGTGCAGTAACCAAAGCTAATCCTGGTGTAGTTACTACAACAGCAAATAACTTTTTCACTGAAGGTGCTGAAATAACTATCACCAATGTTGGTGGTATGGTAGAATTAAACGGTGGAAGCTTTTATGTAAATGTATTAACTTCTAATACCTTCTCATTGTATTCAGATTCTGGTTTAACGACTCCAGTAGACACAACTGGATATACTACATACACAACCGGTGGTAGAGCAATATCTAGTGTAGGTGGAGCAGGAACTAGTGCTGCCGGTGGTAGCAACACAACAATTCAATTTAATGATAACAATGTAATTCAAGGTAATGCAGGATTTACATTCAATAAAATT